GCCCGCGCCAGATCCCAAGCGCGCTGGAGGTTCATCCAATACTCCGGTGTCGTCGAAAAAAAGCGCGCCAAGCGCATCGCGGTGTCAACCGTGATGGCGGTCTGGCCTTTGATAAGGCGCTCGATGCGGGTGCGCGGCACGCCAAGTTTTGCGGCAAGCGTGATTGCGCTCATATCGAGTGGGGTCAGGTAAAGTTCGGCCAGAACGTCGCCCGGGTGGGATGGATTGGTTATGAGGCTCATGTCAGGCCCTCCTAGTGATAGTCCACGATCTCGACCTCGGCAGGTCCTTGATCGGTCCAGATAAAACAAATGCGCCGTTGTCCATTGATGCGCACCGAATGTTGTCCCGCGCGATCCCCACTCAGAGCTTCAAGGTGATTGCCCGGCGGAAACCGTAAATCTTCAAGTTCGACCGCCGCGTCTAATGCCGAAAGCATGGCACGCGTGCGTTTCACGATGTCGGCTGGAAAGCCTTTGCCAAAGCGGTCCTGGACCGCTCCAGCGGCATGCTTTCCTCGTGTGCTGACGATCATGCTACTACGTATCATGTCGTGATACATTTTGCAAGGGTGCCTCATGGCTGAAAAACGTGTCTCCGTCCGCCTCTCCGCGACCGGCGGGCGACAAGTGCGTGCTGAATTGGAAGGTATCGGTGAGGCGGGCACACGCGGCATGGGGCGTTTGAGCCGCGAGCTGGACCAAGCCAATGCCCGCATGGCGGGTTTTGCGCGCCGTGCAAAGATTGCGGCGACTGCTGCGGCCACAGCACTCGCGGGTGCTGTCGTTGCGATGACCCGCTCGACGGTGGCTGCTGCCAATGAGATTGGCCAGCTCTCGCAGGTGGCCAATGCCAGCCCGGAGGTGTTCCAACGCTGGGCGGCAGCCTCGGCCACTGTGGGCATCGAGCAGGAGAAGCTCGCCGATATCCTGAAGGACGTGAACGACCGTGTGGGGGATTTCCTGCAAACGGGCGGCGGGCCGATGGCGGATTTTTTCGAGAACATCGCGCCGCGCGTGGGCGTGACAGCGGACCAGTTCGCCCGGCTATCGGGACCGGAAGCGCTGCAGCTTTACGTCTCAAGCCTTGAGAAGGCGGGCGTCAGCCAACAAGAAATGACCTTCTATCTCGAGGCAATGGCGTCCGACACCACGCGGCTCATTCCATTGCTGCAAAACGGTGGTGCCGAAATGACCCGGCTCGGGGCACAGGCGCAGGCGCTTGGGGCTGTTTTGGATGCTGACGCCATCGCCGCGATGCGCCGCTCTGAACTGGCGCTGGTCAGCATTGGCCAGGTGTTTACGGGGGTGCGCAACCGGATTGCCGTGGCACTGGCCCCGTCTTTTGAAGCGGTCGCCACAGCCTTCGTGGCTCTGGCATCGCGCACCAGCCCAATCAGCCGGGCCTTTGACGCGGTCCTGTCCAACCTCGACCGGCTCGCGGTCTACGCGGGAACCTTCGCCACCTTTCTTGCCGGTCGCTGGGTTGCCGCGATGGCCGCGGCAGCCTTCTCGGTGCGCGGATTGGCAACGACGCTGGTGGTTCTCAAAGGCGCGCTGATCCGCACGGGCATCGGCGCACTTGTCGTTGGCGCAGGCGAGCTGGTCTATTGGTTCACGCGCCTCACGTCCGGCGCTGGCAGTTTTGGCGAGGCGATGCGCCTCTTGAAAGATGTCGCGGTCGAGGTCTGGGACCGGATCAAGACGGGGGCCTCTGCCGCAGGCGCGCGCGCCACGGCGATGTTCTTGGATCTGAAAGCTGATGCTGCGACGGGCATGGCGGGGGCGATCGAGAGCGTTGTCGCCTTTGGCAACGCCACAGCAAACACGTTTGAGGGCGCACTTCTCGCCGTCCGCGAAATCTGGTCGCGCTTGCCCGCTGTGATAGGTGATCTTGTTTACGCGGCGGCGAACCGCATGCTCGACGGGATTGAAGCGATGCTGAATGGCGCGATCGCCCGGATTGATGCGTTTACCGGCAAAATCCGGGACGCGCTGGCGACTGTGGGCATCGAGACCACCTTCGGCGAAATCGGTGACATCAGTCTAGGCGATATCGACAATCCTTTCGCGGGAGCTTCAGCGGATGCTGGAAGCGCTGCCGCCGATGCATTCCGCAGGGCTTTTGAAGATAACCCGCTGACGGCGCCCGACCTTGGACTTGATGGGATTGCCGCTGAGGCACTCGCAACCGCGAACACCTACCGGCAGGCCGCCACCGATTTGGCGGCTGGCGCCACAGCCCCGCTGACGTCCTGAGCGGCACTCCGCGATGCTGTTGCAGGCACTGGCGCGGACGGGGCTGCCGCTCTTGATGGCGCTACTGTCTCCGCGGACCGCCTGGCACAGGCCATGGCCCAGGCCGGTGATGCCGTGGGCGGCGGCGGGTCTGGTGGTGGCGCATCTGAGAAGATCCTGACCGGCTGGCGCGCGGTCTCTGAGGCTTTGAAGTCATATGCCAGTGGTGCGCTTAACTGGGCCAAAGGCCTTGGAGAAACTTTATCCCGCGCCTTCTCTGGCGCCGAAAGCGCGTTCCGTAGCTTTGTCGAGACAGGCAAGCTCGACTTCAAGGGCCTCGTGCGGTCAATCTTGGCAGATCTTGCCGTGTTGGCGTTTCGCCGCGCAGTGCTGGGACCGATCGCGAACGCGCTCTCAGGCGCTTTTGGCGACGGTGGTTCAGTTGCCGCTGCTGTCTCCCATGCCGGTGGCATGGTTGGGATCTCAGGTCATACACGCGCCGTGCCCGCAGCGGTGTTTGCCGGTGCGCCGCGGATGCACGGCGGTGGTACCGTGGGGCCGGCTGGCTCTTGGGCCGGGCTACGCCCCGATGAGGTCCCCACCATTCTGCAACGGGGCGAGCGTGTTCTTTCCCGACCGGAGGTAGCACGCGGCGCAGGCGGCAGTATCCCCGTTGCTGTCCATCTCAATGTCGATGCCCGCGGCGCGCAGATGGGCGTGGCCGAGCAGATCGCTGCGGTGATGCGCAATGCCCAGCCCGAGTTCGAGCGGATTGCGCTGGCCGCTGTGGGCAACGCCATGCGCCGGGGGCGGCTGGCATGAGCGTCATTGTGGAACTGCCGCGCACCTGGGTGGCGGGCATTGAGCGGCGCTTGGTAACCGCCACAAGCCAGACGCAATCGCCCTTTACCGGGACGACAGAAGTGCAGGACTGGGGCGGGGAATGGTGGGAATACGAAATTGAATTTGCCGCGCAATCAGGACCGCTGGCGCGCTCGGTCTCTGCGGCCCTCACGGCGCTTGGCTCTGGCCGGGGCTTGCTGCTTTTTGCCGACCCGTCCATTGAGCCAAAAGGGCTGACGCAACCGGTCACGCTGGCAATGCCCATCACCGGCGGCAATGTCATCCAAACGCTGGGCTGGCCTTCTGGCCTGCCTGCGGTTGCCTCGGGTGACTTTCTCTCCATCGGTGCCGCGCGCGACACACGCCTGCACCAGATCGCCTTTGATGTCACAGCGGACATCAATGGTTTGGCAACCCTGACGATCTTTCCAGCCGTTCGCAGCGCACTATCCGCCAATACACTTTTGGAGGTGAACAGACCGCAGGTGCTGCTGCGGCCTACAACAGCGGTGCCGACCCGTATTGAACGGGCAGCGCGTCACCGCTTCACACTCTCCGCACGCGAGGCCATTTGATGAGCCGAGATATCACGGCGGCATTGGCCGATGCGCTTGACGCTGCAGATCTCAGGCCTGCCATCTTGTTTGAAGGCGCTTTCCCCTCCGGTATGGTGCGGATCTGGACAGGGGCTGGCCCTGTGGAATGGGACGGCAAGTCCTGGACCGGCGTCGGCGTGCTGCTGGGGCTTGGGGCTCTTGAGGAAACCTCCGATGTTGTGGCCTCTGGCACCACGGTCTCGCTCTCTGGCGTGCCGCTTGATCTGGTGGGTCTTGCGATTGATGAAGCACGCCAGGGCCAGCCGGGGCGCATCTGGCTTGCCCTTCTGACCGAGGATCGTCAGATCATCGTCGATCCCGTGCAAGCCTTCACCGGCCGTCTTGATGTGCCGGAGATCCAGAAAGATGCGCACACCTGCCGGATTACGATCAGCTATGAAAGCCGGCTGATTGATCTGAATGTGCCGCGCAACTGGCGCTACACCCATGAAAGCCAGCAGGTGCTCTTTGCGGGCGATCTCGGTTTTGCGCATGTCACAGCAATCCAAGATCAAGAGATCACCTGGGGGCGGGGGTGAATAGCATGACCCGTATCCCGCATTGGGAACAACTGTTTGCCGCGGCCATCACAGAGGCCCGCACGCGCCCCTTTGCTTGGGGCCAACATGATTGCGCCACTTGGGCCTTTGATCTGCGCCGTGACCTCACGGACGGTCCCGACCATGCCGCACTCTGGCGCGGACGGTATCGGACGCCCGGTGGCTGCCAGCGGGTGTTGCGCCGGTTAGGTTGGAAGACGCTAGAAGACGGTGGGCGCGCCCTGCTTGGAGAACCGCTGCCCGATCCGCGGCTGGCACAGCGCGGTGATTTGGTTCTGGGCGGAGAGCCTGAGGCCTTTGGTGTGTGTATCGGCGCGCGGGCCGCCTTCGTTGCGCCTGGTGGTCTGTTGACCCTGCCGCTTAACTCTTGCCGTCTCGCCTGGAGAACGTGATCCATGCCACCCATTATCATTGGCGCTGTCGCCCTCGGCGGTGCGGCAATCGCGGCGGGCGGCGTGGCGGCCGCTTTTGCAGCGACGGGTCTGATTGGCTTTGCCGCCAACTTCGGCGCGTCGATGCTGCTCTCAGCGGCGGCACAATCCATGATGCCCAAGCCCGCAGTGGGCCAGATCGCCTTGCAGGCCCGCACGGTGACCGTGCGCGAGCCAGTGATGCCACGCCAGATGGTTTACGGCAGGACGCGCAAGGGAGGTGTGATCATCTTCCTGCATTCCACGGGGGAAATGGACAAAGACCTGCACCTTGTCGTGGTCGTTGCCGCCCACCGGGTGAAGTCAATTGGCGCGATCTACTTCGAGGGTGAGATGGCGGTGAATGCCTCAGGGGTCGCGCAAGGCCGGTGGGCGGGCAAACTCGCGGTCGAGAAACGCCTTGGGCGTGACGATCAAAGCGCATTCGCGGGGCTGATCACCGCCGCACCAGATCTGTGGACGCCCACGCATCGGTTGGTCGGCTGTGCTGCGATCTATCTGCGCCTGACCTATGATCCGGATGCCTTCCCGAGCGGGATCCCGAACATCACGGTCGATCTGGAGGGCAAGGACGATATCTTCGATCCACGCACAAGCGCGCGCGTCTATACTGAAAATGCGGTTCTGTCGCAAATTTTGTTGGAATTTGAGTGCGGGCATCGCCCGGACATAATTATGCTGCGAGCGCAGCAAACTGCTGAAATGCGGTAAGGCCGTTGGCATGGAGCTGCCCCTTT